GAGTTCCTACTAGAGAAACTGAACGATGAGCGCTCCTAAACCCAAGACACCCAAGCCCCAACAGATTAACCACTACGCTGGTATGGACGCAGACCCCCGGGTCTATGATGCCATGCAACAGCTTGGTATCAATGAGTTAAATAGTGCGGATGAGATGCGGCGTGTCCGTGCTCATCTGCAGCAACAGGATATCCAGTTTGCACGTAGTGATGATGCCTATCTGAAAGCCGAACGCCAGCTCTACCAGGAGGGTGTCCTTAAGACTAATGACCCCTTCACTGATAAGCAGAGCTGGCTGAAGTGGTACCAGAAAGAGCATGGTGTCAACGAGAAGAACGCTAAGAAGGAGTTCGATAGACGTGCAGCTGAATCGGGTGTTGGTAAGAACTTCATCCACACCGATGATACTAAGACAGCTGAGCAGCATAAGCTGATCAATGACCGTGCGTTCGAGATCACTGCAGATCGTGAGCAACGTGCATGGGAGAAGCAGCAGGCAGAAGTGCAGGCTGAGATCGCCCGTCAGCAGAAAGAGCAGCAGAAGGCTGCTAATAAGGCTGCTAAGGAATCTGCCAGACAACAACAAGAGTTGTTCGACAAGCAGATGGCTGCTCAAAAGCAAGCAGCTCTGGATGCTAAGAACGCCCAGGATCAGCGTGATCGTGCTCAGGCTATCCAAGATCAGAAGCTTCTAGAACAGCAGAACGCCCAGGCGGCTGCAGATCGTGAGGCAGCTGATGCCCGATGGCAGGCCCAGCAGGACGCGATGATGGAGGCTCAACGTCAGGCTCAATCTGACGCCCTCGTAGCCCAGAAGCAGCAGCAAGAGTGGCAAGCTGAACAGATCCGACAGCAGCAGCTGGCGGCCCAGCAGGCCCAACAACAGCAGCAGAACCAGCTGTCGCAGATCATGCAGCAGCAGGCGTCACAGCAGGCTGCAGCACAGGCAGAGCAAGCCCGTCAACAGCAGGCTGCTCAGGAAGCCTTTGCACAGTCTCAGGCTGATATGCTGGCTAAGCAGCAGGAAGCAGCTGCTCAAGCATCTAAGGAAGCCGCTGAAAGGCAGGCTGAGCAGATGCAGACAATGAAGGAGGAGAACGACCGCCTCATTGCAGCCCAGCAAGAGCAAGCCCGTCAGGACGCCCTGGCCGCTGAACAGCGTTACAACGAGCAGGTCAAGGCCCAGCAGGCTGCTCAAGCTGAGATGATGCAGAACTACCAGACCCAGCTGGCTGAACAACAGCAGGCTATGCAGGATCAGCAGGCTGCGTCTATGGAGGCTGCACGTCTGGCTCAAGAGCAGCAAGCTGAGCGTATGGCAGAGATGCAAGCGCAAAGCCAAGCACAGATGGAGGCTCTGATTGAGGAGATGAATAACCAACCCATCTACCAGGCACAGCAATCGGCCCTGCCTCAAATCATGGCTAAGAACCCGACTCCACAGGCTGCACCCCCTGCTCCACCTCCGACCCAACAGATGAACATCACAGCAGCTCCGGCTCCTGAGATGGTCAACACTAATGCTCCGGCTGGTATCATCCGTCAGAGCACAACAGTTCGTAGCCGTAGTCGTGGCCGAACTCAAGGTACATCAGCTCTAACCTAATGAAAGCAAACGCTCAGGCCCGCTATGAGGCCCTGAGGTCAGACAGAGAGCAGTTCCTGGACATTGGTAGGGCTGCAGCGAAGCTATCGCTCCCCTACCTATTGACAGAAGAAGGTCACGCAAATGGACAAGGTTTCCACACCCCATGGCAATCAGTTGCTGCCAAGGGAGTTAACGTGCTGGCTGCTAAGTTAATGCTTAGCCTGTTCCCTCTGAATACCTCATTCTTTAAACTACAGATCAACGACGTCGAGATCGCTAAGATCCCTGACGCTGGTCCCGAGGTGCGGTCTGGTATTGACCTAGCCCTCTCCAAGATGGAGAAGATCGTCATGCAGCAGATCGCTGAGACGAACGATCGGACTCATCTCCACACTGCCATGAAGCATCTGGTGGTGGCTGGCAACGCACTTGTGTTTGCCGGTAAGAAGAACCTTAAGGTCTTCCCTTTGGATCGTTATGTGGTTGCCCGTGATGGTAACGACAACATCCAAGAGATTGTTACTAGAGAGATTGTTGACCGCGATCTCCTGCCTAAGGGCTTCCAGACTCAAGACATGGCTAAGGACTCTAACGCTGTGGGCGAGGACGGTCCTAAGTCAGGTGTTGCCTCTACCAGTGGTAAGGGCCAAACAAACGATGCGGTGGTTTACACCCACGTTAAGTACGAGGACGGACAGCATAAATGGTATCAGGAGTGTGACGGCAAGATCATCCCTAATACAGCCTCATCATCCCCAGTTAAGACAACCCCTTGGATGCCTCTGACATTCAACCACGTAGATGGCGAGAGCTATGGCCGTGGTCGTGTTGAGGAATTCATGGGTGATATCCAAAGCCTCGAGCGCCTCATGCAGGCCCTCGTGGAAGGTAGTGCAGCTGCAGCCAAGGTCATCTTCCTGGTTAGCCCTAGTGCTACTACCAAGCCTCAGTCATTATCTCGCGCCTCTAACGGTGCCATCATCCAGGGTCGTCCCGAGGATGTTGGTGTTGTGCAGGTGGGCAAGACAGCTGACTTTGGCACTGTGCAAACCATGATCGCTACGCTCTCTCAGAGGGTCTCAGAGGCCTTCCTGATCATGACGGGGTCTATCCGTGACTCCGAGCGTACAACCGCCTCAGAGGTCAATGCAGTGGCTCAGGAGCTCAATGAGCAACTGGGTGGTATCTACTCTGGCCTGACCAATACCCTCCTTCAGCCCTACCTGAACCGTAAGCTGCAACAGCTGCAGCGTATGGAAGGTGTACCCAAGCTTCCTAAAGGCCTGGTTATCCCCACCGTGGTGGCTGGTCTTAATGGTATTGGACGTGGTCAGGATCGTCTGGCTCTTATGGAGTTCGTTACCACTGTGGCTCAGAGTATGGGTCCAGAGGTCATGCAACAGTTTATCGATCCATCTGAATTCCTGCGTCGTCTGGCGGCAGCGTCAGGCATTGAATCCCTTGGTCTGGTTAGGACCCAGGAACAGCTAGATGCACAATCACAAGCTTCACAAGAACAACAACAGCAGCAGATCATGTTGGAGCAAGCCGGTCAACTGGCTAACTCTAAGGCTGCTGAGTCAATGATGGCCCAACAAGGAGGAATGCCAAGTGCCTGAAGAAACTAAGCCTACACCCCGTCGTCGTCGTGCTCCTGCACGTAAGGCTGATGGTAAGTTCACAGAGACTCCACCCACTGAGATGGAGGCTGCACTCCCCAAGAAGGAGCTCTCTAAGTACAGTCCAAAGCCCCTGGTTTCAGGGTTGTCTTCGGACACTGCAGGTAAGTATTCCAAGAAATCCAAGATCGGACGCCCCGGTCTTGGCAAAACCCGCACAATCATTAACTAATTATGTCAAACCGCATCACCTTTGATCCCTCTGAAGATCCTACTCCTGAGATGGTAGCAGCTGAACAGGCTGCCCTAGAGCAGGGGGAGAAGCTCATCAGTGCTCAGAACGAAGACCGCGCCCGTAAGTTCGAGGCTGATGAAGCCCAGAACGAAGACGTCAACCTGATTGGCGGTAAGTTCAAGTCTCAGGATGACCTCCTCAAAGCTTATGAAGAACTCCAAAAGAAACTCTCCAAACCTGAAGAAGCCACAGACGAAGAGCCTGAAGGCGAAGTGGATCCCACCCAGGGGGGAGTGGACGAAGAGGAGGTAACTGAAGAAGTCGAAGAGGAAGAGAAGCCTGTCGACGAGAACATCAAGACCTTTGTCGAGATCTCCTCTCGCTTCAATGAGAATGGAGGCCTTACAGAGGCTGATATGGAGACCCTGGTCAACATGGATCAGCGCTCCCTAGTCGAGACCTACTTCAAGTATCTCGGTGTTGAGAACCAGAAGGCTCAGGCCGCTATGGCTACTCAGTCTGAGATGAAGGCTATCCGCGACTCCGTTGGTGGAGATGAGGCTTATGCCTCTATGATCCAATGGGCTGGTGATAACCTCGGTGCTAAAGACATCGCTCAGTTCAATGATGTTGTCCAGACCAATAACGCAGCTGCTATCCGCTATGCTGTGGAGTCCCTGAACAACAAGTACCGTGCAGCTGAGGGCTATGAGGCTCCTCTGGTTACCGGTAAGAAGGCCACATCTAAGGCCAAAGGCTTCCGCAGCCAAGCCGAGCTTGCGCGCGCGATTGCCGACCCACGCTACTCCCAAGACCCTGCCTATCGTCAGGATGTCGAAGAGAAGCTTGCACGATCTGGTGATCTCCTCTGATAGAGGGGAGGGGGTCCGATTCCCCCTCTTGCTATTGCCCTTTAGGCCCGTCAAGGCGGATAACCTATTGGGTGGCCACCCCGTAGCGGGTATAATGCTACGTAAGTCTATAAAATTGAATAATCCTAGACGTCTAGGGTGTCGGTTACATCCTGCTTCAAACAAAAACCTTTAGTTAGAACAATGACTACAATCCCAACTACCCAAATTCTTACCCAGAACTCCCAGAACAGCTCTAATCGTTCAACTGATTACGAGACTCGTTACGCAACAGCTCTGAAGCTGTTCAGCGGTGAGGTGTTCAACGCTTTCAACGACGCTACCATCTTCAAAGGTCTGGTTCGCAACTACTCCCTCCGTGGTGGTAAGAGCAAGCAGTTCTTGATGACTGGTAAGCTCACTGCTGGCTACCATGTGGCTGGTACCCCCATTCTGGGTGATGCCGGACTGAAGAGCGCAGAGAAGACCATCGTTATGGACGACCTGCTGATCTCCAGCCAGTTCGTGTATGACCTGGACGAAGTGCTCTCACAGTGGAGTGCACGCTCCGAGATCTCCAAGCAGATCGGTGAAGCTCTGGCCATTCACTACGATGACCGCATTGCTCGTGTACTCGCCAAAGGCGCTACCGAGGCTTCTGTCGTCGACGGCGAGCCTGGTGGCTTCCAGGTGAACATTGGCGCTGGTAACACCAACGACGCTCAGGCTCTGGTTGACGGCTTCTTCGAAGCTGCTGCTGTCCTCGACGAGCGCTCTGCTCCTTCTGATGGCCGTTGTGCAGTGCTGTCCCCACGTCAGTACTACAGCCTGATCTCCTCTGTAGACACCAACATCCTGAACCGTGAAATCGGTAACACTCAGGGAGACATGAACAGCGGTAAGGGTCTGTACTCTATCGCTGGCATCCGTATCTACAAGTCCAACGTGCTTGCCAACCAGTATGGTAAGTCTGCTGTTGACAACGTTGCCATTACCGGTGAGCAGAACAGCTACGCTATCGACAACACCAACCTGGCCGGCCTCGTCTTCCACAAGGAAGCTGCTGGTACCGTTGAAGCTATCGGTCCTAGCATCGAAACCACCTCCGGCGACTTCCATGTCCAGTACCAAGGCGATCTGATCGTCGGTAAGCTGGCTATGGGCTCTGACACCCTCCGTGTCTCTGTTGCAGGCTCCCTTCAGGCTGCCTGATCATAACCCCCGCGAGGCCTTCCCGGCCTCCGGGTTTTCTCATTACCCGAACCAAAATGGCATCAAGAAAGACAACAAAACTAACGGCTGTCAACCGTATCCTGAGTAACATCGGACAATCTCCAGTTAACAACCTGGACTCCGGTAACCCCATGGTGGAGATTGCAGAGCTCATCCTCGACGAGGTGGTGGCCTCTGTGCAAGCTGAAGGCTGGGTATTTAACACTGAGTTCAACTACCCCTTTCAACCTGACACCAATAACAACATCCTCATTCCCGACAACGTCCTTTCGTTTGATAATAACAAATTATCTGACAAGAACCTGATCACCCGTGGTGGTAAGCTCTACGACAAGGTCGCCCATTCCTTCACATTCGAGACAGAGCAATGCCTTGATGTGGTGTGGCTCTTTGACTTTGAGGACCTCCCAGAGGCCTTCCGTGAGTACTGCACCATTAGGGCTGCTAATGTCTTTGCAGGCCGTGCTGTAGGCTCCCAGGAGGCTGTAGGCTTCGGTCAGAAGGAGGAGGTGATGGCCCGTGCTAATGCTATCGAGTATGATACTCAGCAGGGAGACTATAACATCTTCGAGAATAAGGATGGTTATATCACATATCCAACCTATAAACCATCTTCTGTCACATTGCGCTATCGCTGATTATGGCTGCTATCTCTCAAACTATCAACAATGTACTGGGGGGTGTCAGCCAGCAACCTGATCCCGTAAAGATCCCAGGTCAGGTTAATGAAGCATTGAACGCTTATCTAGACCCCACCTTTGGATGTCGCAAGCGTCCTGGAACAGAGCGTGTGGGTGTGCTTGGGACTAATGTCCCCACTACGGCCAAGTGGTTCTCTATCTTTAGAAATGCCGATGAGCGGTATATCGCTGGTATCTGGAACCAGGGTCTAAACGTATGGAATGCCGACACTGCTGCTGCAGCAACCGTTACCCTGGAGGGTAGTGCGTCTGAGTATATCAGTGTCAGTGACCCTAATAACCTGAAGATCCTTACGGTTAATGACTATACGTTCCTGGTTAACTCAGAGCGTACGGTGACGATGGATACTGCGGTGGTGCCTGAGACAAACAACCAGGCCCTTATCGTTATCAATGCTATCTCCTATAACACAGCCTATACCGTCAACTTCCTTAAGGACGGTCCCCTGGTACAGGTAAAGATCCCCAAAGCTACCCGCCTGTCAGTTAGCCCTGCTAGCTGGGAAGTCGCAGAGGAGGCTGAGGAGGATCAAGGAAGCTGTGCGTTCGCAGACGTCCAGACGTTCGTAGAGAACGCTGGAGCTGCTACTAACCTGGGCTTCACCTTGGTCACCAATTGTGATCCCACATTGGTCACCGATAAGCGTCCAGGTGTCTTATTTCCAGCCACCATGCAGGAGGCTGGCGTCCCGCCTCAGGCTGGTCAAGGCCCCAATACTGTGGCTGTGGCTGAGTTCGGGTTTGCTAGTCAGTATGCTGAAGGCTCTTATCTCTATAAGACTAAACAGTTCGATATCGATCAGAACACCTATGTGACCATCAGGACTGAGTTCCGGGTTAAGGACGGTCAGTATGTGATATCTGCTGTTCAGATCCAGGACTATGATAGCCCTGATGACTATCAGTGGGAAGAGGGTACCTACTTCGACGATACCCTCATCTACGACGGTCCTGTCGAAGAGGATGGTCCAGACCTTCCAGGCGGCTCTACAGCTGGCATCCGCTATGAGCTCACAACGGTCAAGCGTGGTGATGACATCATTGAATACAGTTACAAATCAGCCTATAAGACTGAGGTAACCCTGAACAATGGTGGAGCTGACTGGGCAGTCGGAGATACTGTGACCGTCAATATGAACGGTAAGGATTACACTGTCACGGTGGAAGAGGCTGGGTTCGTCTATGGCTATGAGGCTGAGAACACAATCACTTATGTAACCCCCGCAGACACCTCTTCAGGAGCTCTCAGCGTCTCTGATATCACAAGTAACCTAACCACAGATATCAACGCCCTAGCGGCCTACAGTGCTGAGACAGTTGGTAATGTGGTGGTAGTCACCCGCACCGATGGTAGAGACTTCAACCTATATACTGTTGGTGGTACATCTGACTCAGCCATGTTGGGCATCAAGGGAGTTGTGAATGATGTTTCACGACTACCTGCTAAGTGTAAGGCTGGTGTAACCCTCAAGATCAACAATACTGAGGCCAGTGATGCTGATGACTACTACGTGAAGTTCGAGACTGAGGGAGATATCCCTGGTGAGGGCTCATGGGTAGAGACAGTCAAACCTGGTATCCCTACGGACCTGAACCCTGCCACCATGCCCCACGTGCTGGAGCGTGATGCAGCAGGTGCATTCACCGTACGGCCCCTTACCAAGCGTTTCAGCGAGAAGAACTTCTGGGCACCACGTGCAGTGGGTGATGAGAAGACCAACCCCGAGCCTACCTTTGTAGGTAAGACAATCACCACAGCCCTGTTCTACAGGAACCGTCTAGGCTTCCTGTCAGGTGAGAACATCATCATGAGTCAGGCTGGTGACTACTTCAACTTCTTTTCTGAGTCAGCCCTGACGGTCAGTGATGGTGATCCCATCGACCTCTCAGTGAGCTCAACCAAGCCGTCTGTACTCAAGACTGGTATCGATACCAAGGCAGGTCTCCTGCTGATGGCAGAGAACAGTCAGTTTCTACTAAGGAGTCAAGACGTCAGCTTTGGACCCTCTACAGCTAAGGTGGATGAGGTTGGTAACTATGCCTATCGCACACAGGTACCTCCTGTTAAGACTGGTGTATCTATCCTATTCCCGACTGAGTCAGCCACCTTCTCTAAGGTGTTTGAGATCTCTATCGAATCCCTGGAGACTAACCTCCTAGCTGCTGAGAACACACGGATTATCCCTGAATATATCCCCACAGGTATATCCTGGATGTCCTCTGTACCCAATAATAGCCTAGTGCTGATGGGTACAGGTAATAAGGATGTGTATGCCTTCAAGTTCTACAACACCGGACCTGAGAGGGCTATGGCAGGATGGTCTAAGTGGAGATTCTCTTCTAGCATCAAGTTTGCTGCATTCGACCATGACACTGGCTTCTTTGTACAACGTCACTCCAATGGTCAGGTAGATCTACTACAGATGGAGCTCCTGGACGATGCTGAAGGCTCACCTATCCGAGCTGAGGGCTTCTCCTTCTCGGCTCATATGGACTCAATCCTGAGCAGTGATGATGTTGTACTGTCAGCATTTGGATCCACCTTCACGCGTGTGGACTTCCCAGCAGACTACAATCCTGAACAAGAGGATGTCTATGTCTTGGCTACCGCTAATGGTAGCGAAACGTTCTATCAAAAGCTGGATATACAACTAGACTTTGGACAACAGTATGCTCTAATCCCAGCAACAGCTGCTAACACAGAGCTCTTGTTCGGTATTGGGTTCACCTTCAAGGTGGATCTACCCAAGATCTATATCAAAGACGGTGAGAACAATCAGGCAGATCGTAACAACATCCCTGTGGTGGAGTTCATCAACCTGGATGTATATCTCTCTGGTCGATACGAGGTGGAAATTAACAAGGTTGGATATCAAACCCGGACAGTGGATCTGGATATGATCCGTACCGACCTCTATGAGGCTAATGATGCAGCCGTGGAGAACTTCGCTACAAGGCCCATCCCGGTGTTTTGCGTAGGTGATCAGCTCAGTGTGTCTATCGTCGCTCCTGACCCCCTTCCAGCCGCTCTCACGTCCTATTCATGGGACGGTCACTACTCCAACCGAGGTATAACCCGTCAATGAAGCACCTAATCCGTAAATCCACCATACAGGATGCCCTACACGTATCTCAGAACCTAAGAAAAGAGGACCTGGAGGAGCTCAGAGGCCTAGGCTTCACTCCTCTACAGGTCGTCTTTGGGTATCTATTCTGCGAGGATACATTTACATTCACCAACTATCAAGGTGAAATCGCAGGCATAGGTGGAGTAATACCAGATGAAGAGGGTAATGCCTACATCTGGGTTCTATGTACTCCTGCCGTCCTATCCATGGGAAAGACTTTCTTCAGACAGGCTAAGCGTCATATTGATGACCTAGGTTCTGGATATGGGATGGTCTATGCCTTATGTGATTCCAGAAACAAACTACACCATAGATTCCTCCACTACCTAGGTTTCCAGGCTCTGAGAGCCGTTCCGCAAGCACCTTATAACATTCCGTACTATGAAGTCGTAAGATTATGTGCGCCCCCGCTATAGCAATTGCTCCTATTGTTCTTGGCGCTGTTAGTACTGTTGCCAGTGTTGGCATGGGCATCATGCAGTCTAACCAGTCTGTTGCCCAAGCTAATGCCCAGATGAACATGGTTGCTCAACAGCAACAAGAGTCCATCGCCCACTCCAATAGGCAACAAGCGTTGCAGATGGAGCAGCAGCGTGAGCAAACCGCTCAGCAGCTACAACAGCAATCCCAACAGTTTGAACAGCAGAGACAACAGCAGCAACAACAACAAGCCTTACAACAACAGCAACAACAGCAGCAACAGCAGCATCAATGGCAGATGCAGCAACAGCAGCTGGATGCTCAACGTCAACAACAACAACAACAGTTCCAACAGCAGAACCAGCTAGCCCTACAAGCCCAGAGGCAACAGGCTCAGCAACAACAGCAACAGTTGGATCAGCAGCGTCAGCAACAGCAAACGCAAATGCAGATGCAAATGCAGCAACAGCAACAAGCTCAGCTGCAGTCTCAACAGCAGATGCAACAACAGATGCAGCTACAGTCACAGCTGCAGATTAGTAGTCAACAAGCCCAACAGCAACAACAATCTGCTCAATTCCAACAGCAGATGCAACAGCAGTTGGCTAGTCAGCAGTTTGCTCAACAGCAGCAAGCGGCTCAGATGGCTCAGCAGCAGGCTATTGCTCAACAGCAACAGCAGGCTCAGTTGGCAATGCAGGCACAGACCCAGCAATTCCAACAGCAGCAGGCTCAGCAGCAGATGGAAGCCCAGATGGCTAACCAGCTTGCTCAGCAGCAGATGCAAACTCAGCAGATGCAGCAGCAGAATAAGCTGCAGATGGAACTACAACAGCAGCGTCAAGCTCAACAGTTCCAACAGCAATCTGCTATGCAGCAGCAACAGATGCAACAGCAGCAGCAGGCGCAGATGATGCAGATGCAGCAGCAAGCATCTCAGCAAGAGTTCCAGATGCAGCAAAACATGGCCAACCAGGCCCTGCAGATGGAGCAGATGAATATGCAGATGCAAACCCAGATGCAACAGCAGCAACTGGCCCAACAGGCTCAGTTCCAGCAGCAAGCACTGTCTATGCGTCAGGCAGCCATCCAGCAAGAGCAGAGCCAGCGTATGCAGATCGAGCAGGCTAACCGTGACCGTAAGTTCCAACAGGATCAAGCGGCCACCCAGCGTAACCTGCAGATCCAGCAGATGAACAACCAGCTGCGTGATAAGTACACCCAACAGCGTGAGGCTGTGAGGGCTGAGCGTGAGCAGTTGATGCGGAAGCATACAGTTGATAAGCAGATCCATCAAGAAAGCAAGGAAACAGCATTACAACAGATGCGACAGAACGCGGACGCAGCTAACCGTGTGTATGTCAAAGAACAATTAGCTGTAGAGGAGAAGCGTAAGGAAGCAGCCTTTGAGGCTCAAGCTATCCTCGCTAAGTCGATTGGTACTAAGGGTTCAATCCTTGCTACTGGTCGTACTGGACAGTCCATTGGCTTGTTGTCTATGGACGTCGATCGTCAGGCTGGCATCCAAATGGCCCAGCAGACCGCTATGTTGGAAACCGATCGTATCACCGCAGCCATCAATATGGAGGATGCGGCAGCTATGCATCGTGTGGACAATGCTAATGTCAAGGCAGGCATTGGTCACAATCCCGACATGCCCTACCTACCCTCAATGCCTGAAGTCCCATCCTTTGTGGGCTTTGAGATCCCCCAGTAGTTTATCACTGATCCAAGGGTCAGAAACTAAATGTCAAGAATCTATCAAGGAGGTGGTGCTGACCGGCGCTACCAGGGTAGGGCTGCAGGTAAATCCTATCAGCCTTACCGCGTTACCGGTAATGAAAAGAAGGTTGCACAGCAGGGTCAACAGATCCTGCAAGACCTTGAAACTAAAGATAGGGAGAGACGGAGAGGTGAAGACCTTCTCAATACCCGTACCTCCCTCTCCCAACAAGCAGCTCAACAGAACCTAAGGGTTGACCAGGTTGCTGAGGCGGGTCGTCATAAGTTCCACATGGATGTGGAGCGTATGGCTTTGGAGCGTACACAGCTCGCAAGCCGTCAAGAGCTCGAGAAGACTGGCCTACAAGTCAGTCAGGCTGTAGATCAAGCCAACCTGGAGACTACTTGGTTCCAGAACCTCAGTCTAACCGAACAGAAGCACGCCCTGGCTAACGTTCAGCAGATGGCTGCGAACGACCTATCCAACGTGCAGCTGCAGGGCCGTATGGATCTAGCTAATACACAGCTAGCATCCCGTCAGGGCCTCGAGAATACCCTACAACAGGCCTCCAATAACTTCGCTAACTACGAGTTATTCAGTGTTCAGAACCTGCAAGAAGCCCACATGCATCAGCAGCATGGGCTCTCTAATGCCCAGCTGAAGATCGCCGGTGAGCTCAAGCAAGCCCAGATCAAGCAGAAGGGTCATCTGACTAAGTCTCAGATGAAGCAGATGAATAAGCTGAACAACTCCATCTTGCAACAGCAGCAAGATCTGGCTAAGTCTCAGCTTGCTGATAAGGGTACCTTCCAGAACACTCTACTCCAGGGTCGTCAGGACTTGGCCGCTTCCCAGATGAAGCAAAGTCATGCTCTGACCAACTCTAACCTGGCTAGTAACAATGAACTGAGGCTAGCCCAGACCAAAGAGAAAGGTAAGCTCTCCAGTGATCAGCTATCTGCCCGTGCGTCCCTCCAGGACTCACAGCTGGCTGCACGTGGTGACCTCGCCATGTCTCAACTGGAGCAACGTCAAGGGCTCAGCAACTCTCAACGAGAGCTGCAGCAAGGTACGGCGATGAACCAGCTGGACCAGAGCCAAGAGCTGAAGCGTCTGCAGATGGCTCTAGGCCATGGTCTCTCAAGAGAGCAACTGCAAGCCCAGCAAGGCCTGGCAGACTACCAGTTGGGTGGTCGTCATGACCTTGCTAAGCATCATGCTAACCAGAAGATCAGCCAACAGCTTGCTCATATGGAGGAATCCTTTGAGCTCCAGGCTGAAGGTCGTGGTATGCAGGCCCAGTTCGCTATAGATAAGGCGCACCTGCAGGCCCAACATGCTGCTGAGCGGGCTTCCTTGAGCCAGACGGGCTTGATGATCAACGGACTGCTTAAGTTCGCTGAATTAGGTATTGAGCTCGGTGAGGTTATTGTCGAGCATCAAGAGAAGATGCGTAAGGAGGAGATCAAAAAGAAAGAGGAGGAGCTGCAATATGACTTCCTGATCTCTGATGGCTTCGCTGCTGGTGAATCTCCTGAGCTTTCTATGGTTCAGCAGTATGACCAGGAGGGTATGGAGCAGACCGTTGAGTCCTCCATACAGTCATCGGTTAACAACAACCCTGTCCTAGCTGAGGAAGTCCGTCAGGCTGATGCTGACGAGACGATGATTCGTAACTATCGTCAGCTGGACACCTCTGAGGCTATCCGGGCATTCCCTGGATCCTTTGATTCCCTCATTAGTAACCCTAACTTCCGGGTACAGCTGGCTGATGGAACCTCTAGGTCCCTATCACAGGTACGTAACGCCTCCGAACTTAGCACCTTCCTGGACACAGCTGCTCGCCAGTTGACTGCCAGCATGGGTGTGACTGGTAAGGATAAGCACGCTATGCTTGTCCAGTTCGGTAAGACTGCACGTAAATCAATCAGCTCTGCGTATAGCCGTCTGGCTCCTCAGATCCGTGCAGCTAACCAGGGAGAGCGTTATGAGGCAGGTATATCTAACGCTGCTAGCTACGTCCAGTCTGGTGACGTACAGGTCGCCTGGAACACAGCCCGCAACGCTGACGTTACCTCTGGTCAATTCATGGGTAAGAGCAACGCCGAGATCAACGATGCGGCGTTGCAAGACCTTATGGCCCGTACACCCGACAGTCGTCTCCCTGACCTCAAGGGTATCCAGAAGATCAGCGGTAATGCTGGTACTACCTTCGGATCAGATCGTAGGTATAACCAGATTATCGATAAGGAGATCATGGCTCGGCGTGACTTCCAGACTCAACAGCATACCTCCGTACAACGTAGTAACAACGTTGCTGTAGATGGTATCACTAACTCCGTCCAGGAGATGCTGTTTAGTGCGGGTACTGCAGATGAAGCCCGTTCTATCCGTGAGATGGGTGTTCAGCAGCTTGTACAGCTGGGTACTCCTGAAGCACTTGATGCTGCCAACTCTCTCAGAGAGAAGGGTGGCCTCAATAACAATGTATTCATGGATCTGGTGGAAGGTTTCGACACAGGATCCCCACCGACCACTCAACAGATCATGTCGGCTTATAGTAGTGGAGCTATTAGCCATACCCAACGCGAAAACCTCATCGAGAGGGGACAGCTTGGAGATCAAATTGATACTAGGATTGAGTCCACAGGACTTCCTTCCGTTGAGAAGATGGTTCAATCTT